CGACTGTGAATTCAGCACTAGAACCACTACCGCTTGTACTAGTTTGTGTTTTGCCTGTGTGTGTGGCTGTTCCAATAGAAGTTCCAGAAAGTTGTGTAACTGTAAGCACTATATCATTAGCAGGGCTAGTACCGCCTATTCCTGTTCCTGCAATAGTAATTGTATCACCTACGGCATAATTTGAACCAACAGTAGTTACAGCTACATCATAGCCCCCGTTACCATCGGTGGTTACTGTAAACTGTGCGTTAGAACCGCTTCCACTAGTGGCTGTTTGTGCTTCATTTGTATGTGTTGCTGTTCCAACAGATGCACCTTGAAGATGTGTTATTGTTAATGTAATATCGTTTGTAGTTTGTGTACCACCAACATTTTGACCTTCAATTAAAATTGTATCTCCAACGGCATACCCAGAACCAACACTCGTAACTGTTACTGTGTAGTCTCCAGAGCTTGCTACTACAGTAAATTCAGCACTAGTTCCAATGCCGCTTGTACTTGTTTGAACTACATTAGTAGTGGTCGCGCTACCTGTAGAAGCACCTGATACAGTAAAATTACCAACACCTGTACTGCTTGGATTAGAAAAAGTTAATGCCCCAACACCTGTAGCATTCGTTGTAACAGTAACAGCATCTATTCCAGATGCCGCAACAGCTGTGCCTGTTATTGTTACGCCACCAACACCGTTTCCACCAACACCTGTATCAGAGGAGTTAGCATTTACAGAAGCCCCAGTAGTTGGGTTTTTAGCAGTAATTTCGTATGTGTTTGCGTTAAGTACGTTATTAATTTGATACTCTTGATTTAAAACAGCAGCAGTTATATTACCGCCAAGAGTTTCTGCGTTGGTAAAAGTTACAAAATCAGACTCACTAGCTCCGTGACTTATGTCAGTTACAGTGATCGTAGAAGAACCATTTGTTGCAGCAAAAGTTACATCTCCTTGTGACGTTATAGAACGAACAGGAGTTATATCATTTAGCTGACCACCTTCTTCAATATAATACTTAATATGTGAACCTAGTCCTAAGTAATCAGAACCATCCAAAGCAACCCAATTATGTAAAGCACGAACTGTACCTAAGTAAGTACTGCTTGTATATTTTTGCCAGCCTCCCATTTTTTCAGGATAACCAAACCGAAACCTAATTTTATCACAGTCGCGCCAACCTCCTTCGTTAGAGTACGAAGTGACTTCTCTGTTGATTCCTGGTTTAAATTGTAACTTTGTTAACGGCATTTTATAATCCTGTTACTGTACCGTTTGAAGCACCACCCGTTAAACTATCAAGTATGCGGACTCTGGCACTATTACTTGGAATCAAACTCCGACTTACCCAAAAAGATTGCGCATAAGTCATAGTATTTCCTAAAGTCATGGTAGTATTACTTTTGTTATTTGCCGCAAACCAAAATTCACGATTACCGTTTATTACTTTAGAACCAAATGCTAAATCTCTAGCGTCTCTTCCGTAATAATTGTAAACGGTTTGTGCAATATACTCATTAGTATCGGTAGTATCTAATGCGCCAGAACTTAAAAGAGGAAAAATGGAAGATATGTTATAAGAACCCCCTCCTGTATTATTATAGTCTAATTCATTATATGTCCAACTTACTGTAAATGTGTTACCAGAACGAGTAAGTTTACAATTAAAACTACCATAGCCACCATAGTCGCTGTGATAAATATCAGGAGCAGATGCGCCACCTTGACCACCTATAAAAGGTATCATTGCAGATCCATCACCAGAAAAAGTAGAATTAAAACCCTCGCTATTAGCTCCACTAACAGTACCATTATTTGTAACTGCAACAGTCTCTGAACTTAAATTATTAATTGCATACGCACCCGCACCAGTAATTGTACCATTGTTAATAATTGTAAGTGTTCCAACCGCACCAGACGGATACTTAATAGCGTCAGTACCAACATCTCCTGATACTATAACATTTGAATCAACGACAATTATTTTAGGATAGTTTACAGTATAATCATCACCAAAAATCGTTGCTACATTTTGATTGGTCGCATTAGAATCAAAAGTCTGTTTAAAACCACGTTCTTGAGAATAAAAGTCTCCTAAAGAAATTGTAGTACCTGTGGGCACATTGGCAGATAAATTTACACTGTTATTATTAGACGCTTTTGCACGAACTAATGACCCACCTCTACGGTAGTCTGCAAACGAAATAGATGTGTTACTGCCTGTATTATATTCAGTTCTAAGGTCAGCAAAACTTATAGCGTTTCCAGATGCGGGTAAAGCCATTACGGTGATCCAAAAGCTGTAATGTTATCTTTAGCAACCACAGCCCCTGTGCTAGATAATTTAAAAACTGTTACGTTATTGTATTTAAACAACAAGTCATTATCGCCTGTGTCTAACACGATTTCCCACTTACTTGTACCAAACTTTACAGACTGATTACCCATTAAAATATCGTTACCGTTTACATCTAAATCTGCACCTAATCTTGGTAACAAGTCATTTACAAGTTCTGTTGATAGCGCACGAACATTTGCATTACTACCCGATCCATCAGCATATATCCAAGCTGTAACACCAGCAGCAATAGTAACAGTTGTACCTGAACCTCCACCCTGTTGAAACTTAACAGATTGATTTCCTGTTGTAGCATTGTTTACAAGGTAAAGTTTTGACTTATTGTTTGGAGCTATTGTTACAGTATGTAAAGAACTTAAACTTCCCGTGCAAAATAGAACTTTATAGTGTCCATCCGAAGGTGTTCCGTCTGTTGCTGTTATAGTGCTTGAAGTACTACTTAGAGTTAAACTTAAAAATCCAGATGAAACTCTGTCAATAATATCAAAATTATTATTTACAGTTTCGCCCCAAGAACCAGCTTGTTCACCAGACCCTGGTTTTTCAAGACCACTAGAAGCTGTAAAGGTACTTGCCATTTATACCACCTTATTTGTCCATGTTTCAGACGATGTTCCTGCGTTTATTTCAGTCCAAGTATCGCCTGTGTGTGTAACTTGTGTCCAGTTTTCTGATATTGCACCCGCATTAATCTCTTCCCAAAGTATACCACCATTTGCTGTTATGATAAATAGGCTGATGTTTTCTATCGGCCCTTCGCCTGCTCCAGGATAAATTATTATAAGTCCACCAAGGGTCGATAGGTCAAATTGTGAACTTATATCGGCTGTAGCGAGAGTTAACAAACCCCCTAATGGGTCTATTTCAAACTCAAAATCTTGTGTGCTTATAAGATCTAACAACACATTAGATGCTGTAGTCTGTGTAAAGTTTGCGTCTAACTGAGCGACACCTACAGCTATCAGGGTTTGTGTGGTGGTCTGTGTAAAGTTTGCGTCTACTGCTGCAACTCCAGAAGCAATAAAGTTTGCAACAGTGGTTTGATCAAACTGAGAGTCTAATGAAGCGGAAGTTATAGCAAAACGTATACCATCTGTAGTTTGAGTGAAGTCTGAAGAAATATCTATATCAGCAACAAGTATTCCTGAAGCTGCTACAAGCTTAGAGAAAAAAGCATCAACAGTCATACTTCCAAGAAAAGTGCCAGACAAGTCTGTAGACTGTGTAAAATTTGCATCAAGTGTTTGGCTTCCAAGAAGCACAACGCCGTCTGTAGCAATACTATTTTCAGATATTGCCTGAGAACCAAACATTAGCCAGCTATTTCCATGACTGTAATTGTGGACATTGGCACAGAATCATAATCATCAGTATCCTGATTGGTTTGGTTTCTGTTAATATAAATAGTGTTACCGTTGTAGGCACGAACCTTAATGCTGTAAGTTATTGCATTTGTCGTAGAGGGAGAATCTAAAAATGTTTGACTTATGGGACCAACTTTGTAGGTATCCTGACTATTGCTGTACATATTTAAAACGCCAGAAACACCCGTCCTATTTGATGTATTTGTTCCTTTACAAATTGCAGTTGAGTCTCTGAAAATCTGACTAACCATATTGTATGCACTTACATGACCTAAAAAAATTGTATAAGAAATCAATATTTTACTAGAGGTTGAAGAGGGGGTAATATCAACTGATAACCCACTAGCATTAAAGTTATTTGGACCATCTGCTGGAGCTGTGGAATCTTGTGAACCAAATGTTGCTTGTTTCACTTGCAGTACAGAACCAGCAGGCTGTTTAGCCTTTGGAACTGTAGTGCTTGTACCTAACAGATTAGCGAGATTACGGGCGTTACTCATAGCTTACTCCTAGTTTGGCTTATTAGGCCATACCACATCGTCAAGTGATGAGTATGTTTTAGTTATGTCACGCAGTGCCTGACGATAGGTTGTTCGTTCTGCAGACATAGTAAGGTCAGACGATGCCCACCAATCTGTTTCAGCGATACGGCGATTACGCTCTTCGCGCAACAGCTTCAATGGTTCAGCCTTATTTAAGTCAGTTAGCTCCCTATCTACTAAAGCCCAAGTAATACCGTTATGTTGCCAAACTTTAGGGTCACTTTCTAAAATTGCAGTCCCGTTATCATCTACGCCGACCACAAGGCGAAAAGCTGCATCAAAGGATTGTGCGCTCGTAGGCTCACCGTACAGTACAAACTGGCATTTTGGGTTTAGTGCTTGGATTGCTTCTGATACTGATGCCATAATTTACCCTATAAACGTATACGTTGCCCAGTTGTAGGGAACACTTGTAGTTTGATAATAGTCATTATTAGTGTTTTGCGTTAAATATAACTTGTCATTTGCAGAACATTTAATTGTCATACTTCCTGCCAATGCTCTATATCGCGTATAAATCCTTCCAACAGCAGTTGTAGTTCCACCAGTTTGTCTAATAAAACTCCAAGCAGCAGTTTGAGTGTCAAGCTCTGACAAAGTTGAAATTTCGATTCGATAAAGACCAGCTACTGGGCAAGTAAATTTATATGTAGAAGTATCATAATGATTACCGTCATTAACAAAAGCATGAGAAAAAGTAACTGCTGTATTAGCTGATTGTGCTACATAACTATCAGTGCCAGGAAAACCCACAAAAGCAAAAGGTTTAACAGGTGTTGAAACCCTACCACTAGTGTCAATCGTTAGTGCAGTGTTCGAGTTCGTTGGGTCTTGGATTTCGGAGACTTTTAATATGCTGGTCATTGAGCAATCTCCATAAGAGTTATTGAGGATACAGTCGTAATACGACTAGAGTCAGATGTGCCGTCACCTTGATTGCATCGCCAGTAATAAGTAGTACCACCATAAACTCGCGCTTGTATTTTATATGTCAAAGCGGATGTTGTGGCTGGGCTATCGAGATAATTAAAAAACTGTCTATGGCCTTGGTAGTGAGGGCCAGAAAAATTGCTAGTATCGGAATAGTAACTCCACATAGAACCGTCTTCTGCGCCAGCATTATCACTATTAGTAAAAAAAGTGCTTCCATTT